CTTAGTGGATATGACACAGTTAAATTTTATATTTTCCCAACTAACCCGGATGGAACTCCTGCAGATCCAAACGGAGTTACCATAGACGGAACGCAAAACACTGTGGACGCAACTTATCCCAACGTAGCCGGTGAGGCACAAACCCCAACGTCGGATGGTTACACCATGGGTTATTTGACTGGTGATGGGGTTGCCCCCAATGGGTTACCAGTGACCCCAGGTATAAGTTTCCCTGCTAACCCAAGACAAGGCGACTACAGTTTGCGACTAGATTACTTCCCCAACCGACTGTTTAGATTCAATGGCAAGACATGGATTAAAATAGAAGATGATGTTAGAACTGACTTGACCAACGGTCCATCTAATCAAACTTTACGCTCGGGATTTGTCAACAATACATACACCGTGTCGACCACAGACCTAGGCAATATACCTAGTCGACAAAGCTTGTCAGATTTGCTTAAACCCAAGGCCGACAACGGTGACGACAACGGCAACTTACCACCCAATCCAAGACCACCAGGACGATAACGCATGCAACAATTTTTTTACGACGAACAAATACGTCGCTTTCTATTACAATTCACAAGAATTTTTAGTAATTTCCAAATTGAGTATGGGCGGGCCAATGACACCGGAGACGCTACACTGATACGTGTGCCAGTGAGATATGGTGACTCTTCAAGACAAGCACAAACAGTGATACAAAATAACTCAGCTAGTTTTTTACCCAGCACTCCGTTGATAACATTTTACATATCAGGCATGGAATATGACCGTCCAAGGTTGCAAGAACCCTATTTTGTAAGTAAAATACAAGTTAGACAACGAACATATGACAGTGAAACTGAATCTTATGAAACCACACAAGGTAATGCATTTACCATTGAACGATTAATGCCAGTGCCTTACAAAATGACCATCAACGCAGACTTTTGGACCAGCAATACCAATCAAAAAATGCAGTTGTTTGAACAAGTGGCCACGTTGTTTAATCCCAGTCTGGAAATACAAAGCACAGACAACTACCTTGATTGGACCAGTTTGAGTGTGGTGGAATTAGAATCCGTGACTTGGAGCAGTAGAACTATACCTGTGGGCACCGAAGATCCCATTGACATCATGACCATGCGATTTACATTGCCAATTTGGATCTCAAGTCCGGCCAAGGTTAAAAAGCTTGGTGTAGTTGAAAAGATAATTGCCAGTGTTTACAATGCAGCCGGTGATGCTAGAGATGCCATAAACAACAGTGATTTGTTGCTGGGCACCAGACAGTTGTTTACACCATATGGTTATCAAACCCTGTTAATTGGCAACAAGCTACAGGTTCTTAAACAGAGCCAAGTGGTCAACCCCACCAACAACAACACGTCTGCACAATCTAGCCCACCCAGCAATGAGCTGTGGCATGCTGTGGTTGGCATGTATGGGACTTTGCGGCCAGGCATTAGTCAGATTAGACTAAGCAGTCTCTGGGGTGACGACAACGAAGTAGTAGGCACAGTGAGTTTTGATCCCACAGATGATAGATTTTTGTTATTTGATGTTGATACCGACACCATCCCACAAAACACATTGACTCCGGTTACTTCAGTTATTGATCCACTAATGTCGGGCCCTGGAGCTGGATTACCATCAGCAGTGTTGGGTCAACGATATCTAATACTCAACGATGTTGGTGATTTAAATTCCACAACTCAGGCCTGGGGCAACTTGGTGGCTTATGAGAACGACATCATAGAATACACAGCCCAAGGCTGGACTGTGGCATTTGAGGCCGGGCAACACAACAATAATATTCAATTTGTCACCAACATTACCACAGGCCTACAATATAGATACACTGGGGTGGAGTGGGTCAAAAGCTACGAAGGTTTGTATGAAGGTGGCGAATGGAGTCTGGTGTTATGAGTTCAGTGGGTGTGGGTGTTTGGTTTTATAGTTTAAAGACTCAACGATATCTTTATCTAATGCGCAATGACTCAAAACATCCAATGTCATGGGGCTTGCCTGGTGGCAAGGCCGAAGCCAACGAAAGCTTGTTGGAAACTATAGATCGTGAATGTCAAGAAGAACTGGGTAGTATGCCTGATTATGTCAGCCTTGTTCCCTTGGAAAAGTTTACGTCAACTGACAACCAATTTTCTTATCATACATTTTTCTGCTGTGTGTCCAATGAGTTTCAACCAATATTAAATTTTGAGCATCTAGGATATGCCTGGATTGGCAACAACATATACCCCAAGCCCATGCATCCGGGATTATGGGCTACGGTTAATTTTGATGTTGTCAGAGAAAAAATTAGCCTAATACAACAACACCAACATCATACGTCACAGTAAGAAATAAAATCTCGGTAAGTCATTGTCTTGACGTTGACATTTCTGCGCCATATTGCTGGGATATTGATTTCTACCCCTACTGCGTAGAAGGTTACATTTTTATAAGTCTCTATCACTCTATTAACATTTTTTTGCCAATCAGGGTGTGCAGACGGAGTGTCGTTGTTGTATCCCAGTAAAAAAATCTCCTGGTGTCCATCAAATGCCGCAAGGTAAACAGCATGGCTCACATCATCAAGTCCAGGTTGATATGGTATAATATAAAACAAGCCAGGATTGTTTAAACACACTGATGTAGACGAGTAAACAATGTTGTCTTTTGCATAATCTTTGACGTTGGTTATTTGTTCTCTATCCGTGGTCACATAAAAGTCCACATTTAAATATTCATTGCTGTTGCCGGTGCCATATGTTTGCAATCGTTTGGTGCCTAATAATCCACCACGGTGATTTTTTAAATGCTTGAGATTAAATTGTGAAAGATCTATGTCTCCACTCATGACTGCGGCACGCCCACTAACGTGCTGGTTTATTATGGGATTCTCCATCCACTCACGTTGTTCAGTTTTCTTTCCATTTTGGAAAGTAGTTTTAACCAAAATATGCTCGCCGGCATAGTCGTTTCGATATTTTTCTAACATTAAAATCTCCCTATAACAATTTCAATCATACCTGGAATGTCACTGTTGTATTCTTCCAAGGCCTTGCCTAATACACAACCAGGGAGGTAAAATGCAGAGTTTAACACTGTTGCAACTCCTTCAAGGTGACTGGTAACTAATAAATCTCCACGATTAATCTTGCCAACTACACGGCAAGGTACTCGACCTGTGAAGGCCACAGCAACTACATTCTTGCCTTGTAACCCACTATTCATGAGATAAGCTGGATTATCACTTACTGTTCCAATAATTTTAGTGGAGTGAAATGCATTACTACTTGTAACTTCTTTGTCTCCACCGATGCATAAAACTGTACCAACTGGATAGTCTTGATCTGCTACGTAATTTTCTGCCAAGTCAGCGTATTGTGCTGTGGTTGCTTTGGCAAATACTGTGTTAAATGTAGTGGTTGAACTACCAATATTACCAACTCCAGTTGTAGCACCATTGACAATGGCTGTGGCGGCTGCTCCAGAGTTCACTGTGATTGCACCACTCACTGCGAGTGCAGTCAATGTACCTACACTTGTAATATTACCTTGTGCGGCTGTGGTCACGGTACCGGCAGTTGTAGCACTAGTAGCTGTTGGTACTGTGCCTGTTACACTTACTGTGACTGCACCAGTTGCTCCGCTTACAGCAATGTTTGTACCTGCTACTAGACTAGTAACACCTGTATTAGTAATAGTAACGCCTGTACTACCGTTGTAGCTAGTACCACCAAGACCTGTACCAATTGTGAGTGCGTTGGTTGCTGTGGCTGTTACTGTACCTGATCCGCCTAGTGCAATTGAAGTACCATTAACAGTCAAGCTGGCGTTAGCTAATCTAGCCTGTGCCAATGTACCTGATGAAATATTAGTAGCACTAATTGATGTAACGTTGGCACCCGAGCCGTTGAGTGTGGCGTTTATGTTTCCACCACTAATATTACCAGTTACTGCCAAACTGCCCAGTGTACCAACTGATGTAATGTTAGTTTGTGCGGCTGTGGTTAGTGTACCCACAATACTGGTGCCACTTAGGTTACCTGAAGTAATATTGCCAACAGCACTAACACCACCACTGGATGTAAACACGTTAGCAGTGCTGTTGTATAACCAAGTGATGAATGGTGTACCAATTGGTCCAACTTCAATACCACCACCATTGGCTGCGGCACTGTTAACTGCATTATTAGCATAGTTCACTGTCAAGTCGTTTGTGCTAACCACATTAGAGTTGATAGTTGTTGTTGTACCGTTAACTTGCAAGTTACCGTTGATAACAACCAATCCAGCGTTTCCAACTGTTGCAGGGTCAATTGTAATTGTAGAATTTAAACTGCTGATCAAGTCAGTTGCAATTGTGATATTACCAACGTTGACATTTCCACCAGTGATGTTGCCAGTTGCGCTGACTTGTCCACCTGTGCGCAAGTTGCCGCCGTCAATATTACCTGACAAGCTGGCTGTAGCACATTGGTAGTTACTGAATACGGTAGTTACAATCAAGTTACCACCGCTGATGTTGCCTGTAGTGCTGATGTTACCTGTAGCCGCAACACCAACTGTGTTGACGTTACCAGTTGAACTCAATGTTGAGCCAGTAATTACAGCACCAGTAATTGCACCAGTTGCAGACACTAATCCACCTGTTAGCAAGTTACCA